ATTTGTATATGGTGAATTCTCTTTTCTAGATAATAGAATCTTTTGGTTAAGATTATTACCAAATTGAGTAGACATCGCACCAGCATTCCATTCGTTGTTATTCTTATTAGAACGTACTGATAAGTCACAAGGTACAGATCCGATACTATCCCAGAAGAAACACATATCATAAGGTAAGTTACCTTTAGCTTGTTCGTCCATAAGATCAGCAATATAAACTGCTACATCTTCGATAGTATTTAATTGACCTCTATCTGCATATAGAAAATGTCCTTCGTAATCCGTAACATTGCCTTGCTCGTCTTTAGTTTCTTCAAACTGTAAGCCCATTTCTTTAGCATGATCCCAAGACCATTTCATCTCCGTAATGATGAAGACAGGCAGTATACCCATTTTTTGGGCATTGACTGCTGCTTCAATTAGAGCTGTTGTTTTTCCAGTATCACTATGTCCTCTCAGAAGAGTTATGTGACCAGTTGGAATACCGGGAAGAGAGGTAATGTCTTGAAAAGCTTTAGATAAAGGAATCCATCCTTGTTCTTTAAACTTTACGGAAGCATTCGAAAAACCTTTTTTCTTTTTAAAATTTCCTAAATTAAACGACTTCTGTACAGCAGCAGTCGCTCTTGCTTTTACTTCTTCTTTCTTTTTTGCCATGTTTATTCGTTAAATAGATCATCAAATTTACTTACTGTGTCTTTGTTGCCAGCCGTAGCTGTTTCCAAAGTAAAGTCCGTTTTTTGTTGACCTAAGCTTTCTGGCAGTTTATCTTTAGCAGGTGTTTCAGTCGTTTCGTCTCCTGAACCTGGGTTTAGATAATTTTGAAGTTGTTTTTTAATAAAGTCATAATCATATTGACTATGTACCTCTACTGGGTTAGGTTGAGTTTTTAACCAAGTATCTACTAAATCGTTATTATCTGATAAAGGAGTTTGTTTAGGTTTAATTCTAACTGTAGTTTCAGGGTAAGGGTTACCTTGAGCTTGTTCAACTACCATATCCCATCCGTTGATTACATCTGTAAAATCTCCGATGTCTTCATCTTCTGCTAAAGCTAATAAAGCTTTATAAATAGTAATTCCGAATCCCCAAAGTCGAACTCCTTTGTCCTCCTCTCCTCTAACGATTACTGGAGCAAATATCCTAGTTTTAGGACTGATTTTCCCTGATAGAGACCAGTTATCTTTATCATTCGTTTTTCTTAACTCTTTAACAAACTCTTCAATAGGGTCTTGCTTACCAAAGTTAGATAGTGCTACCATCGGATACTTTCCGATTCCGTAGTGAAATTTCAATTCCTTAAAAGGAAATGCAGGGTCAAAAGCAGACGGTACAATACGTAACGTTTGTTTGCCCAGTTGTGGTTTCCAAAAAATCTTGGAGTAGTCAGTCTTTTCTCTATCCTGACCGTTGTTGTTTAAGGCATCTAGTTTAGCCTTGATTGCATTAATATCCATATATAACTAATTTTTAAATGTATTACTCTATTAATATAAGAATAAAAAATCAATTATCCAACTCTATTATGTTAAATAATTTAGTATTTATCCTTTTTAATTCTGGTCCTTTGGTTAAAAGTACACAGTTTCTGTAATCCGCCCAATTTATTCTGTAAGAAGAGTCAAGCTGTCCGCCATTGAGCTGTTTTATGAGTGTATTAAGAGCATTGATTGTGTAGAGGGTATTTGTTTCTTTCTTTCTATGAACTAAGATAGTATTATCTAAGAAAGCTGAGACATTACCGAAATCAACGTTATAAGTACATATATATTCATCTTGACTTTTAGAATAAAGTACAAAGATCTTATTATATATAATCTTATATCTTTCCTGTATTGAAGTAAGGACGTTTTCTAAATTCTCTTGGGTCGAAAACGTACAGAACAATTTGTTACTCATATCACCACTTAAAAAAATGTCGTCGAAATCATAATCGACTGAAAAATCCGTATCTACTCGCATTTATTATAAATATAAACTGTTCTACAAAACTAAATTTTTATTGTACTTAAATTTAACTGGATATTTTTTACCGCTTTCTAATATATCTTTCAGTTCATTTAAAGTCTCTTTGCCGTCTTCTTTACTAAAATCAAATAAGATAGCATCATATGTATAAAGCGATATTTTAGTCTTTTTATTTCTTAAGTATCGCAGTACTTCTTTCAATATAAGAATATTATTTGAGGTTTCCAACGATTGCATCATATAATTCATTAGCTTAGCTGGATGAGTGTCTTTAAGGTTGGTAGTAAACGGTTTTCCAGATTGAGGATTACTCACTACTCCTATTTCTTTATAGACTGCCCACATATTATCAATATATTCCTGTATTAATTTAAATATTTTTAAATTTTTATGTTCTTCTGGTATTTTACCGTATATGGCTTGAAAATTAATTTGTTTAGCTTCAATATACTGTTCATCTGTAATATCTTCAGTTCCAAAGTAATGTTTTGCTAGTTGCTTATGAGCAGACTCAGGGGTAAGTTCATATCCAATCTGATTACAAAGTAACCTAAGGTGATAACCATCAAAATCAAACTCAACAAAGTAATCATTGGTCGGGTGGAAACAGTTTCGATGCTGCTCACTTTTAGGTATAGCAGCGAAATTAACGCTGTTGAAAGCATTAGTAGGTCTAGAAGTTGCATTATATAAATTATAAAAGGTTAAAACTTTATTGTTCTCAATATTGTATACGGGATCTCTTGGAGTAAAGTTCTCCAGGAATTTATCATAATCTATTCCAATTCCATGTTGCTCTAATAAGAAAAACACATTAGTTGCTATAGAGTTATAAAAATCAAATCCAGCAGGGATTTCAATATCTAATACAGTACTTACCGCTTCATATGCTTTTTCACAAACTTCGAAATGTTTAGATATAGGTATTAGTTTATTAATATGTGGAAACTCCCTAAATTTATTATAAAAATAATTAACTGTGGAATTAGTTTTAGTTATGTCCAATCTTTCGTATTTTACCATACTATAGACTAAAGATATATCTATTGCTCCCTGTAAATTAAAATGATAGAGTAATTTTTTCTTATCTAATGTATATAGTTTATTGCATTTAGAAAGAATATCGTAGATACGTTGTTTATCTACATTAATACATTCTTCGTGGTCTATAGGAATTATATAGCCGTGTTGACTTTTTAGTATTCTTATATAGACTGCTACTGTAGTTGTTAATTTAGGGTGATAAAGATCGTGTGTAGGTATAATATCTACATAGCAGCCAAGCCTCATTAGCTTTTCTAAGCGTTCTAACTTATAAGATTCTTCAACTATATAAAACATTATTATAACCTTTTATATAATATAAGAAAAATAAATTGAATTACAAACTAATAATAATTATTTGCTGAATTACTTGTTAAATTGCTGTTGCCCATTGATTGATTGTCAGGGTCATTCATTACTTCATCAAAGGATTGGTTTAATCCGCCGCCGCCTCCACCGGTTGATCCTCCACCAGATGGAGAATTAGATTGTGAGATAGGGAGAGCTGGTGTATTATCTACAGGCTCTGGTCTTAGGAATGCTCTTGGTTTAACTTTTGGAGGTCTCTGTATGTTAGGTCTCTGTTGCTTAATTATTCTGATCTTCTCTTTTTTAGGTAAATCTTCAAATTTAAATCCTTTTACATCAGATTCTATATTAACGAATTTATCATACTCTGTAATATATGTATCTAACCCTGTGATATTAAAAGATATTTCTTTTGTGTTTGCTTTATTTCTAGTTATTGCTCCTTTATATAAATAACCTTGGTTAAATATATCTTTTGCTGGTTTAGTTAAAATCCATTTCAATACATCTCCTTTGTAGTATTTCTTTTTAATTAGTTTTGTATAGTTAACTTTTTTTACTTCTATAATTTTACCTGTTGTAAAGTTTTTAAGAAAGTATCTAAACATGAATCCTCTATTATAATCTTCAGGAGTAGGGAATACTGTTTCAGACTCAAAAGGAATTGTTTTCTTTCCATTAAAGATAATATCATTGTTATCTACTGAAATTAATTCTAAACCGGTATCTGTAGGAGATTCACCTGCATATAACTTACCGGTATTTGTTTCAACATATGGACCTTGGTACTCTTGTCCAGTCCCTTTGAATGCAAACATTCCTAGTTTAGCAAATTTTAACAGGTATTTAAATACAGGTAGCCACATTATACGATATCTTTATCAAAGTTATTCCAATTTACAGAGGCCCAATATGTTTTTAGTCTATCAAAAATTATTGGAGATCTTGGTTTATCATAATTAGCCATAGTTTCTTGATCTACTCTTTGGTTCTCTGTATCTACATGCCAAATATGCCATTCTTCAAGAGCAGCTTGTACCATAGCAGTTATGTTTACAGCTGCTTTAGGTCTTAATACTATTACCATACCGTTTCCGTAATTTCCGTTTGAATCAGCTTTAAAGAATTTTTTCTTTACTGTGTGTATCACATTACCTCCGATTGCATGAAACTTTCTGTCTCCAATTTGTGATACATACGTAACCAAATCCCCATGAGATTTTCCGCCCCATCTAGAAGAATTAAAGTTTAAAGTATTACCTGCTCTTCCTTTTATTATAATATCACCTACCTGAGGTTTAGTAGACTTTGCTGGTAGAGCTGTCCAATTAGCAGCACTTCTTGCTCCTTGTGCATACTTAGTATGTGCTGGAGCTTTAGGGAATGATGGGTCTCCTTTAAGCGCTACGTAGGATATAAATGCTGCACTCCAAGGAGTATTAGTAGGGGTTGTAACACCACTTCGTGTTTTATACTTAGGTCTATAATTTACATTGGTAGTATCCGGTACCGGTCTTTCTTTTACTATTGGTTTTGGAGCAGTAGGGTCTGTTGATGCTAACATAAACATTCTAGTAGTTATACTAGTCTCCCACCTACTATCATTACCTATTTCTTGTTCTATTTGAGTTACTATAAAACCAACTTTACCATCGTACCTACTAGGCAGGATTCCTTTATTAACTTGAAATGATTCTCCAACTCTTAAGTTCGTTATTCCATCTGTACTGAAGGAAAGCTCTATTGGTATTAAACCAGAAAAACCAGCTGGCTTTTTCTTTCTTCGTTTTTCATCTTGTTCTATCGCATGTCTTATTATTGAATACTTTTGATAATCAATCGTATTATCTAAAAATTTACTTCTATCGTAATGTCCTTGAGCATAACTTGAAAATGTTCCGCCAATCTTAGCAATAATTTCCTCTAATGATTTATTTTCTTCTTCTATCTTTTCTTTTATTAAGTTAGGGTTAGTAATAGAGTATCTGTTATAAAGATTTTTGTTAAATTGAAGTAAATTAGTATGTTTACGTTTAACAGTGTCTGATATTGTAGCGTTTAAAGATAAAGTGCTAACGATAGCACTAGAGATTTTAGAACTAATCTGTACTTTAGTAATAGACGATCCTGTTCCGGCTATGTTAAGAGTAGGTGCTGTTTTAACTGTTTGTTCAACAGGTATCGCTCTGTCCACAACACTCCATTCTTTATCATCCTCATCGTAATGTAAATCAAAGGAGTTAATACCTCCCATTGCTGTTTCACAGTCATTTAGAACCTGCTGTATTAAGGTAAATACTGATGTGGATGCTTTAGTATCTTCTTTATTTGCATCAAGAAAACCGTTCTGTATCTCTAATAAATGATTTATATTTAAGCATATAGCTCCAGGGGACCTTGGGTCATAAGCGTCACCGTATTTTTCTTTTTGTTTTTTATGTGCTTCTTCAAATACTTTTGGAGGTAGTCCCCCGTGTGTAGAGTGGTTATCGAAAAAACTATTTCGCCAGTACCATTCATCAGAATTAAGATACCAAGCTTTTCCTGGGCCAATGTATGGGAGAAAACACACGCCAGGGTCTATAGACATATGTTCATGATAAGTACAGAACTGTTGTTTTGAATACGTAGTAGATAAATTAAAAGGTTTTCCGTCTTTCTCATCACCTCTTTGTAGAAATACTTTATCTAATAAGTCCATAAAGTCTCTTAATGAAATATACCAGTGGTAATTTTTGGATTTATCCGAATTATCATCTTCATCTGCTTCTCCTTCTTCTTTATCTGCTTTTAATTCTACTGATCTATAAATTTCTATACCGTATGTTTTTTGTAGTTGTGCTTTAATGTATTCACTACTATACATACATGCTTGGAGTAAAGAGGATATAGCATCATTCACATCTGCCCCGGATTTTGTCTTAGACCCTGCAGTGTTATTTTTTTTAGCTATTTTTTTAAACTCTGCACCGTTTGCTGTGTATATAGTGGATTCTAAAGATTCCATAAGTTCCCCTTTAGAAATAAGAACTAATTTACAATCGTAACTACCATCATTACCGTAGTCCCAAGAAAAATTAGTTACTTTAGCAAATAATGCTTCATAGTTACCGCCTGTTTTTAGTTTATATTCTTGCGCTTTATCCTGTGTTTTTAAAAGCTCTTCTCCTTTCAAGAACTTTTTTGAAACAGAGCGAGTACGGCTTTGTACTTCTCCATCTTCATCTATATAAGCGTTTGCTCCGTATTCAACTAAAACATCAAATCCAGGTTTAAAGTACAACTTATCTATAATATTTAAATCTTCTAATGTATTAACCTTTATATCTATATCTATCTGTTTTAGTGCACCATAGGTACTTTTAGAAGCTACTTTAAAGGAAGTTATTCCTGGCATAGACCTAAAACCTCTTTCTGAATTGGAGTAACTACTAGCTTTTTCGTCTACTAGATTTAACCCATCTTTCATATATGTTCGAAGTGGCTTTTCAGGGTCCATTTCTTGCCTTAGTACACCACCGCTAAGAACAAAATTTACGGCATCGTCTGATCCTTTAGATCTAAATGTTGATAATGCATCTTGTGAAGCTTTTACGTCTTTTCCGTATACCTTCTCTTGAAGCTCTTTAAATTCTGCACCTAAAATTTCGTTTACGCCGGAAGTTATTTTTACCCACCCTCCTCTATTATTAAGTAAAGAGGTTTCTTCTACTGATCTGCTTTCTTTGGAGAGTAGTTCTTGCCTTAGTTTGAGTTGGTTAGCTGCTTCTTTATTTAAAGGGCCTCCGAATATTAATTTACTTTCTGCCATCTACCTATCATTATTGAGCTCGTTAAATTCATCTAAAATGGTATTAACATCCATAGGTATTCTGATTTGTATTCCCGGTGCTACAACTAAAGAGTCTTTTTTTTCTTTATTTACTCCTGCTATAATCCACCAAAGAGATGAATCACTGTAATACTGTAGAGCTAAAGTATCAAATCTATCACCTGCAGTAGTAATAACGTATATGTCTTTTAAAGATTCCTTTATTTCAGGAAATATAATATTTCTTCTGTAGTTAAAACCTTCAGAATTTGATAACGTTTTAATATCTTTGTACCTATTCATGGGTTAAAATTCTGCTTTAAATATTGTATTCTGTTTTCCTATAAATTCATTACCGTATCTTGGTGTATCTTGATGTATAGGAGTGAAACTTATAGATACATCTAAAACTGTTGGAAGTTTTTTAGTTTCTGTCTGTCCTTCACTGGTTCCTATAGTTGCATTTTTTTCATCCATTCCTTCTGTATGCCAGATATAATCTGGATTCCATGTTAATGACACGCTTGTGATTATTCCTGTAGCATCAGATAAATAATCCCCTATAGTCAAAGATACTATCTGGCCTCTCATATACCCTCCTCCAACGTATGTAGGTGCTGTTGTTCCTGCTAGAAGGTTTAGTTTTTGGTATAAAGGGAGTATTTCTTCTTTGGTATTTGCTGCTATTTTAAAGGAACACTCTATACTTCTATTAAATCCTCCGTAGGAATAGAAAGTTTCTGCTCTACCTACATAGTTATGATCATTCCAGTTACCAGTAAAACTATCGCTAAAGCTATCTATAAACGCCCTAAAAGGTAGGTAGGTGACTTCTGAGTTATCTTCTTTACCTCTTCTAGGGGTTATAACTTTAAAGTTAAAATCAATTAGATCCTTATAGTATTGATTTTCAAAATCATTTGGGTCAATAATCGTTGTACCTTTAGATAAATCTCCAATAATAGGACCTAGCCCATTTATTCTATCTATTACTTCTATAGTAGTATCTTTACTATCTTTATCCCTTAGTAGTTTACTCTTCAGATTAACACTATATTTGTTTCTATCAAAACCAAAATTAGCTTGTTCGTATCCGTGGCTTCTATTTTCTGCTGAAACGTAAAGGACTGTATATTCAGAACCAATTTTATTTTTATTTAACTGCTCTGGTTTATTTCTATCTGTTTTAGATATAATAGTTGGAGCTGTAGTTGCAGGATTGTATAAATCTTTTAATTTAATACCATCTGCTGCAGAATCTTCAAACTTATCTACATAAGTGGTGAGTATTTTACCTCTAAACGTACTATCCTCTGGGTTTTCTAATCTACCTTTTGTTGTTATATTATTAGTACCTTTGTTGTATAGTGCATTTGGTACTTTGTTTTTATACTCTATATGTCCTCTAACGCCTGGTAAATACCCTCTTTTTCCTGCAAAACCTTCTACGAAGTGTAAACCAGTTCCTGAAACAGGAACTTGTGCTAGAGTTGAAGCTAATTTAGTTACGGTACCTACGACTCCTCCTAAAAGCTTTTTGCCGAAACCAGCATCAGGGTTTTGAATTCCTTTTTCTATTATTCCTAATGCTGCCTGATTAGAAGCAAATTTTAATGCTGCTGGAGTTTGGGTTAGTAGTTTGCTTATTCTTTTTAAATCATCTATCCTTTTAGATCCTTCCAAGGCTATACCCTTAGGGCTTGGATTAGCATTAATATCCTTTACTACTAAAGGCTCAGTGCTTCCAAACTCACCATAAGTCAAGGACTTAAGATTAGTATTCAAATCTATTAAAGGCATGCTTTAAAATTTAATAATTAATTACTAGTTATTTCCTGTTCCGTCTACAGCTCTAGTACGTACTCCTTTCTCAGGTAAATTATCTAAGTAATTGTTGCTAGGTTTGAGACCTTTTAGACTCAATTTAGATTGCTGTGCCAAAATATCTGGATTGTCTGTTATTGATGAGTTGGCATGTAGAGTTGATGTAATTTTAGCACCCTCTCTTTTACTAGGTGTTTGACCTTTTAGGCTTAGTACTGATTCTTTTACTTTGTTTAATAATGACATGTTTATAATTTATTAAAGTTCGTTATATAATATAAATAGCACTAAGTACTAAGTTTAGCTCCTAAAGCTAGTGCTGATCCTACTTTACTACCGTCAAGGTAGACATCTCCACCTTGTTTTACAATATGTATTAATTCTTCTAGGAGTTTTTCTACATTCCCACCTAGTTTTGTTCCACCAGCCATGGTTATTGTATCCTTAGGATTAGATCTAATTGTAAAATCATCTACCTTCATAGGTTCTGCAGAACGTGATTTGGATTGTTTTATATCTCTTACTGCGAGTCCAGCATCTATTGCTACGGATGCTGCTGTTCCTATACCAGGTATAAGGCTTGCTCCACCGGATGCTAATTCTAGTGCTGCTCCTGCGTAATCGCCTTTTGCTGCTCTGCTTATAGCAAATCCGACTCCTGCTAGTGCTCCAATTATAGGTATTTTTTTAAGTAACGACTTACCAACTGCTTTTGCTCCTATTTTACCAGCTGTCTTTGCTAAGTTTTTACCTCCTGTTTTTGCAACAGTTTTTGTAAGTGTTTTAGCGCCTGCCTTACCGCCCATACCTAATACACTTTTAAGACCTTTTGCTCCTTTTGTTAAATTTTTAAAAACCTTTAAAAGGCCTTTAAATTTTTTGAATATAGAAAGAGCTCCAATGGCGCCAACAGTAGTTAATATAAGTCCTGAATATTCTGTCATCTTAGAAAAGAATCCTGCTATTGTTTTTAATGGATCTCCTAAAGCTTTAACTGATTCAGTCATTTCTTGCTGTAATTCTTTTTGTGCTTCTGCTGCAGTTTTTGTTTCTAATTGGCGCAGTAGTTCCTCTGCTCCTGCTGTTCCTCTAATTTTTGCTAATGCTGCTTCTCGCTTTTCTTCATCTTTTATAAGAAGTGCTTTTTCATATTGCTTCCTAACTGCTTCATCTAGAGATTTACTTTGATCTCCACCTAATTTCTTTATAGCTTCCTGCTTTATTAACGTTTCAGCTACTTCTTCTCTAGACATCCCCATTGACTTTGCAAGAGCGTTTTGCTGTAGAACGTTTAATTTGCCAAATTCTTCTGCTGATCCCATTTCTCTAGCTAATTCTGCTGCTAAAGTAGCTTGATCTCCTGATAGGGCTGCTGCACGTGCTTTATCTAAGTTAATATTTCTTCCTAACATTAATTCAGCTTCCATTTCACTTGCAATGGAACTTTCAAAATCTAATAAGTTATCAGCCGCACTATTTAATTGATTGAAGTTTAATCCTAATTTCCTTGCTTGGTAAGCTGCTTTTGCAATTCCGCCTGGGAATTTCTGAGTTGTTAATTGTGTTGCTGATGATGCTGATGCAACATCTTTCATTATATCTTGATACCTAACAGCAGATTTATTGCTGACGTTTTGTAGTTTTACTTGTCCTACTAAATTATCGTTAAAAGTTTTTAAATCTGTTCCGGATGCTGCTGTGAATTGTGCTAGTTTTGCTGCTTCTTCAGCAGAAATGCCTAACTTCTTTGTCATTGTACCGAAAGCAACTAGGGTATCGTCAGATAAGTCAGCTGTTACTCCCATTGCGTCGGACATTGCATGTTGAGTTGCAAGCATTTCTTTACTAGTAAGACTCTTTGTTGCTTTTCCTAGAGCAATAAACCTATCATCCAGTTTATCTGCTTCCTGGTATGACATGTTAAAATTCCTTTGCATGTCAACTAAAGTCTCATTTGTTCTAATAAGTCCTTTGGTAACTTTACCTACAGTAAACGCAAGTGCCATTTTTGAAACAGCTCCTAGAAGAGATTTACCGCCTGCAACCATTGCATTTCCTCCTTCTGCTGCTGCTGCTCTTGCTGATTTGGCAGCAGTTTCAAACTCTCCAAATACTTTACTCAAGCCAGGTATATCTTTAACGAACCCAGCCATTTTATCAAAGAAGTTAGATTCCTCGTTTATTTTTTGTGCGGCATCGGCTACTTCTTCAAAATTTTGTGCTAATCTTGATGCTTCAGATGTAGCGGCATTAAGTTGCTTTAAAGTTTTATTAATAGCTCTACGTTCTTTATCTGAAGCGGTGACTCTAGCATCTGATAATACTTTAATTTGTGAATCTAACTCTGCTATTTTACCTTTTAAACGTGCTTGTGCTCTTGATGCTGTAGCTAATGCTTTTTCAGATTTTAGTTTATCTTTATCAAGTCTTGCAATAATTTTTGCTTCGTTTTGAATACCTTTTACTGCACTAGCGGAGTTTTTCATTGCTGAGGTGAACTCTTCTCCGTCTTTAGCTGCTTGGCTAATATTACTAACCATGTCTGCAAATGCATTATTCGATAGAATAGCATCTTCTCGTAAGTCAGCCAATCGTTCTCCAGCTCTAGCTAAATTTTCTGCTAATGCTTTTGCTTCTTTTGGATCTGGTATATTTTTATTTCCTTCTTCAGCCATTTATAGGGTGGTTTATATAATATAAATAGCAAAGGCCTCTTTTATTTAGAAGCCTTTGTTGAATAACTAGGTTTTATATTAGGTCTTGCAATTGACGTTTTTGTTTTTGCGGGTGTTGGTGCTTTTTCTTCATTTGCCTGTTGAAAATGTTCTCTTATTTTGTTAAAAGTAAACTTTCTTAACCAAATAGGCATATTATAGACTGTATGCCAATCGTACCCGCCATTGCCGTGGAATACTATATCATGTATATTGTTAAAAACACTTAACCTATATTCAGGCGTCAGGCCAAAAAAAGTTAAGCCCGATGGGCAAATCAACTTCCTCCTCTCCACCTTCTTCATCTTGAAGGTTAAATACCATTTTTACATCTGGGTTAATTAATTGATATTCTGCTCTTAATGCTCTTGCATCTTTAGCTAAGAGGTACTCGTCAACAAAAGATCTAATATCTTTCTGCTCTGTTAACCCGTTTACGGAGGTTATTATCTTTTTAAGTCTAGTTGTTACTTCAGGAGAAGAATTTTTATTTAATTTCTTAAGCCCTGTTAATTCTCTCTCTATACTTGTTTCATCACTATGAGTTAGAAGTTTAAAAGTAATTGTATTACCTGTTGTTGGTAGAGCAAAGCTAAACTTATTTTCTTTTTCTTTAACTAAACTTTCATCTAAGTATTTTAATTCCAATTTAGATAAGTCAACTGTATGGTTTGTTCCACCTCTAGAAAAGGTATAGTCCTTTCCATAAGAAAGTACTCTAGCAGCAAACATGATTGCATTTTTATCACCTACTAAAAGTTGATTGTAATCTACTCCTTCAGTAACAATCAAAGATTTAAGTAATCTGTCAATTACAGTTCCGTTCTTAATGTAATTTTGATTAGTTAAAATATCTTCTTCCTTTGCGGTCATATATTTCATTTCTACTTTCCCTGCAGCTAAAGCTGAATCTTCTGGGTATAGCAGCCCTTTAGATGGTAATTCTACTGATTCTGTAGGGACTTTAAATTGTGATTCCATAAATTTTATTAATTATAACTTGTTCTATATATAAATATAAGAAAAATAACTTTTAGAAACAACTAAAAAACCCGGAAAAGATCCGGGTTCATTAACTTTATAAGAGGTAGGTGTGTATTAGTAATTTAATACGCAGTAGTCCATTGCTACTGTAATGCTGATTTCAACAGCTTCATCAGATGTCCAGTCATATTGACCAAAGTCTCCGTTTGATAGTATAGCACCTTTGATGATCCATTCTCCTACGATGTCTCCTACAGGTCCTAAAATATTTAGAGTTAAATCCTTTTTATAGAAATCAGAGTATCCTGCTCTACCAGTTACTGATTCGTAACCTTGTCTTGCCCATTCCATTACTGCTTGAGCACCACTTGGTGTTACTGGATCGTAAAGTGTCATGGTCATATCGTCCCATTCTCTTTTTCCTCTAATTTTTCTATATGAATTGATGTGATCTAATTTGATAACGTTATCGGTGAAGGTAGGAGCTTTTACATTCTTTACCATGAAGGAAGGAATTCCGTCGATAAGCATTACAAATCTGTTTTGTACTTTCGGTTCGAAAGCTTTAAACATTATTTCGTTTGGATCTAATATTGCCATGTTCTATTTACTTTATTATAAATATCGTTAATTAAAAATTATCCATTAAAAGTTGCTCCAGTTGGCTCAACTGTAAAGTCAAGTACTATAAATTCTGCAGTTTTTGCTGGCTGAATGAATATTTGACCTACTAATTGATTTCTGTCTACAACATCTGCTGTATTGTTTGTATCATCCATTACTACTCTAAAAGTGTAAAGACCTTGTCTTTGTACTACTGATTCTAAGTATGGATTTACTATAGATAAAAATCTGTTTCTAGTTGCTACTGTATTTTGTTCAAATACTAAGTTTCTAGCTTGATCTCCTAAGAACTTCTTAAGCTCGATTAATAATCTTCTTACGTTTACTCTATCTAAAGCTGATGCTTTAGTCTGTAAAGTCTTTTGACCAAATACTGCAATACCTTGTCCAGGGAAAGTAGCGATTGGATTAACTTTACCATCATACAATAAGTCTCTTTGACCTCTTGTTAATTTTTGTTCTGCTTGAATTACTCCAACGATTCCTCCTCTTACTAATCCAGCTGGTGCGAACCAAGGTGCTGAACTATTATCTGTAAATGCATATACTCCTGGTATAACACAAGAAGCAGGGACATATACGTTTCTTCCCGTAGCAGATACAACTTGTACCCATGGCCAATAAGAAGAAGCATAAGAACTATTTAATCCTGTTGCTGTTGATGTAATGTTGCTTACAGTTGAACCATAAGACTCTAGATCTATTACTGCGATACAGTCTCCTCTAGATTCTGCTAAAGTAACTACACTATTTAATGCTCCTGCTTGATCAGCATGTTTGTAAATTAAACCTGGTGCAGATAGTATATTAAATATGTATTCGTCTTTATTATCTAGTATTGATATAGCATCTGTATAGTTACCAGATGTTAAACCTTGAGTGTTTGTATTTGATATAGATCCAAAGTAGTTAGCGTTAGCTACAGCATTGATTCCATTTGCATTGTAGAATGATCCAGATTCTTCAATCGGTAAAGATCCTGAATAAGAAGCTCCAGCTTCATCTACTCCTACTGATACACCATCGTTTTGTAAGTAGTCAACTGTTGCTGAATTTACTGCCGAAATGTATATGTAGTTAGACTTGTTAACATAATCTCCTTGAGTCTTAACATATGTTTTAGTCCCGTCTGTTGCTTTAGTTTTAAACTGAGTACCAATTGCGCTTTCAATGTAGTTAGAAGAATTAGGATCTAAACTTAAATTATTAAAAGTCTCTAATACTACTTTATTACTGTGACTGTCATCACCTCTTCTTATTAAAAGAGAGAATGTACCTTTTTTAGCATCGACGTTTTGTATTTGCCATCTGATGTTATCAACTGAACCAGCTACTAATGCTCCTCCAGATCCTGCAATTTCTGCTCCTGGGTTAGTTAGTGAAACTGAGTTGTTAAAGATAGCTCCTTTTCCTAATGTTTTAATTTCAAAAGGTTGAACACTACCGTTAAGTGATGATGAAACGTGAGTTGAAGATGCTTGAGTAAAAGATCCAGTTACTACTCTTGTCATCAATACAGAATTACCTCCTTGTTGGAAGTAGTTTTTAACCGCTATAGAAGTTAAATATTCTTGCTTTGTTGATGCTGATACAAAAGTTTCTCCGAAATTACGTACATACTGATTGTATGATGTAACGATGGTTGGTTCTTCTACTGGTCCTTTAACTGAAGGCCCGATGATTGCAGCGCCAGCTTCTACTGGAGCAGGCTGGATAAAAGAAATATCGTTTTCTCTTGCAAATACACCCGGTGAGATGATTGATTCTGCCATGTTTGGTCTATTTTATTTTAATTTATTATAAATATCATTCAGGAATGTAAAACAGAACTAATGTTTTAACTATATCTGTCTATAATAAATAGGAAAGGAGGATGTAAAACCCTCCTTAACTATAAGTATGTAAAAGATTCTTTATTTTTCCTCTACAAGCTCTGGTTCTTCAACACCTTTTTCTTCTTTAGGTGCAGGAATAAACTCGCCGTTCTTCAAGTCAATTGAACCAGCGCCGTAAGATGCTTCTAAAGCGTCTACTAACTCTTTTTCTGATTCTCTTAATTCAGCTAAAAATGATTTTGCTCCTTCTTTTCTCTCTGAGATATTGATTTCTGCTAGAGAAATACCTCCTAGTTCATTTACCAAAGCAGCATTCTTTTGCTGTAGTTCTTGTAACTTGTCAAGCTCTTCTTGAGTTAACTTTTGATTTGCCATAATTTAATTTTTAATTAATCGATTTATTATAATAGTAATATAAGAATAAATATCTTATAAAACAACTTTTATTTAAATTTATTCTCCTGGTGTAGCTAAATACTTTACTACAGATGTAGGGTTTCTCTGTAAGTTAAGAGAAGCTGATACTGCATTTTTTAACTGCTGTACAGAACCTGAATTTGCAGATTCCATTTCTGATGTTATCCATGCAGATACTACTGCATTATCTAGAGCATCAAAAGAATCAAATGAAGATAAATCCTCTGTTGATACTGCTTGAGTTCCAATTATAGAAGCTGATTCACTTCCTGTGCTAACTGTTAAAGTATAATGTACGTTATACACTACATCGTTTTCGGTGTTTACCGGGTCTTGAGAATCTGAAGCTGTTGGGTAAGTGTCTAATGCTCCAACATGCCAAGAATAAGATAATGCCATAATTTTTGTTTTTTACTAATTAGTTTTTGTTTGTATATATATTAAATAAATAGCTGCTATATTGCTAAATCTATATTTGTATATTAAAGTTGATAACAGCTCTGTGAGTTTTACCGTAAAAAGGTTCAACTGAATGTATAATATCATAAGGCCATATTATAAGCATACCTTTTTTAGGTCTAATGTAATGTTTCATACCTCTTACATGAAAGGCAAAAACTCCACTATAAGGGTGATCCTTAATTGGGTCACCGTCAGATAAGTAGTACCCTCCGGAAAACATTATTGGCTTTGCTTCATTATGATGCCACCTACAGTGATTATGAGCATTGTGTCCTCTACCTGAGGTTGGTTCATAGTACTGTAACCAGCTTTCTGTAATTTCTGGTTTATTGTTATTTTCAATTTCCAATAAGTCTAGCATTTTACAGAAACTGCCTTTTATCCGTCTCTTTATAACTTCTACATTATAATCTTTAGTTTCTAAAAAATCATTTGGAGGAGTATAAAACCTACTACCAATTGGTTGAAGTTTATGTTCTTCCACCCATTCTTCTTGTCTATCGTAATTAACGTTGTAGCTATTCTGTCTTTGGGTATCAAATTGACCTGGTAGTTCTTGTCCCATTTTTTTTTGTTGTGGGTTGAGAATATTTAGTCCAAGAGTATACACTTCATCTGCTATAGTATCATCAAATATTCGTTTATATATTGGAATAGGGGCAAGATGATATAAATGTTCTTGAGTAGTTTTTATTAGTGGTTTTTTGAAATTCATATATTATTTTAAATATCCATTATGAAAAGGTACATAGAAATCTACCTTATAATTTTTAGTTTTAGCATATGCTTCGGCTTCTAACTGTGCCTTCCAAAATATTCGCCAGTTAGTACTGTTGCAAAGTTTACTGTTATCTATCTTTAAATCTGATAGATATTTCATAGTTAAAGTGAATTGGGTACTGTTTGACCCAACTTCTATTCCTAAATCTATCATTTCTTTTAATTCGTGTACATTATATAAATTAATATTATTAGTAATATAGGATTTGTCGTATATACCTTCTCTTTTTTTTACTTTTTTAAAATAAGAAGTTAAATTCTTTTTTATTTTATTAAAATAATCTAACTTTCTTATAACCTTATACGTATCAGATGTTCCTGCATCTATTGAAAATCCTAAATGTACGTTTTTAACTGTATCCAAAAATCTTTCCTGTATCCTTTCAGTAAATATAGTTCCGTTGCAAAAAGTCCAGAATAAGATATTGTCTCTATATTTTATGAAATCAAGTTTTTCGAATACATCAAAAATCCTGTCTTTATAAAACGGTTCTGCTATTCCTAAGACGGAAAGATTTCTAACCTCTGGCATTGCTATTTTTACCTCATTTAAAATATCATCTAGTATATCAGGTCCTACATTCTCCATAAACTGTTTACTGCTTCTAGGGCACATAATACAGGCAGTGTCCGGTGTAGGTTTTATACCTCCTATATTACAAAAAGTAGAGGGTATGTTCAACTCTATATCAACTGGATACTTAGTTAGGTGTACTTCTTTTTTGGGTAGTTTATTAAGACTGTAAAATCTGAATGGACATTTATTATTGTTACAGTATTTTCTATCCAAAGTACCTTTAAGGGTTGAATTTTTAACTCCTCTCAGTTCAGGATTTTTCCAAGCCTTCTCTATACCGTCTTTTAATATATTACCGTACATAGAAGATTGAAAGCAGCAGGAATGGTAACTCCCGTCTTCGTTAATTTTTAATCTAGTAAAAGGTAAATCACAAAATGCTTTCATTATATATGTTTAAAATATAAATTCATATCAAGCTCTTCATTAATAAACTTATTTAGTTTTCTTTGTATTTTACTAATCTTAAAGTAGTGATCAGTTCTATCGTCACTTACTCCTTGAACATATACTGGTTGAAATTTATTAATATATTCTTTTAAACTACAGTTGGAATATATTAGCATAGCATGTTCTTCTATACATCCTTCGATTTTATTTTTTATAGTTATATCTATTAAATCTCTTCCTAAGTTTCTATTTGATGTATACAAACAACCAAAATTAGGTGTTGCTAATCCTTCTTTAAACTCCCAATTATATTTTTTAAATTCTCTTTCAAGGACTTTAAAGTATTCTAAGTTATAATTTAAAATTAATCTTCCTTCAAAAGTTTCCTTAAATGATTCTACTGTGTCTTTATGTTGAGCATATAAAGGGCAGAGTGTCTCATTTTTATTTAATAGATTATAAAAGTTCTTATCTAATGGTCTTAAAGCGTAACAATCCCAATCCAACATAATGACTTTTTCAAACTTCTTCAAAGCTAAGTCTAATGCTACTAATTTTTTACCGTATTGGGTATTGTATGTTTCAAAATAGGGGTGTGAGTCCTTAACTAAGAATGTGTTAAATCCTCTTTCTTTTAGAAAGTTTTCGTTCTCCTTACCCCAAACGTATACCAAGTGATTACTCATTACCGGGAATCTTGGAATTTCAGCTTTAGTTTCATTCCTTTCCCCCCAGTATGTTCTAATTATAGGTATTGTTGTATTCATCCCAATATTTTTTAAATCTTGAATGTTGTAAATACTTACCTAATCCAAGCTCAATACATTCTCTAAAGTACCTTTTTGTTTCTTTTGCTAGAAACTCAGGAAACATGTTAAAATGTATTTTATTAAACCATACATGTTCCCATACTAAATCAGTATCTTTTTTATCTGATGCACCAAGCGGTAAGTACCATTGTTCTGATTTACCTTTATATCTATCTTTACGGTCTGAGTAATTACTATTAGCTAAAAACACCCTATCTGTTAACGTATTAGCTTTATAATCTCCTTCTCTAATAACATGTCCTAATATGCCTTGATCAGTAAGTAACCAAAACCATTCAGGTACATAGTCACCATTTGTTGCAACTAACTTTTTATGCCAATTAGAGTATTCAGATTTTAATTTCATATTATTTACTGCTAAAAAAGAAGTATTCGGACAAAGGTCGTTACAGTTATAATTGTCTGGGAATTCAATATGTTTTATATCTTTTTCCCAATCTTCTTTTTCAAAGTAGTAATACCCTCTGGGTATTTCCCAATGAGTTACTGTTAAATCTCCTTCCAGTATATAATCTGGTATAGGTTGTCTGATTATCATATCTTGGTCCATGAAAATAAATGGTTCAGATTGGTTTGCTAGAACTTTTATTTTACCGCTAGTCCAAAAATAAGCCGGGTCTATATCAGTTTTCGAATATCCATCTAAAAACTTTATATCTACTTCATCATAAAGATCATTGATACCAAATTGCTGATAAAAGTTAAAACCTATTGAATCTGTGTAAAGTTTTATTGTACCATTGTGATGTTTCCACATCCCTGCAGATAAAATGGTGTACAGTATTTGGTATGTTGGTTGATCATAGCATTCTCCTGGTAATTCACGTGTAGATCTAAATCCATGTCCTCTTAATCTTTCTCTATGAAAAAAAGGTTTGGTCCAATTAACATGTATTCCTTTCATATTAGGTGTTTAAATGTATATACGCCCACTTAACCGGTATTTTACTAAGATAAGGTTTATAAAAGTTAAAAACAACTTTTTCCACAGAAAAAGATGGAGCAATATTCGCATTTTGTACAGCGTAAGGAGAGTCATCTACCTTTCGTATCTCTTCTGCGGTAGTACCTCGAAACTCTTTAGGTGTATTTGAAACCCAAAAAGAATGAAACACTCTATGTAAATCTTCTTCTTTTACATGTCCTCTGTATTGTACAAATAAAGAATGTTGCGGGGAAATTACTTCCAAACCTAAGGTTTCTAAAAATACATCTGCTGCAAAACGTAATGGAAGACCTTTATCTAATAATACCTGAGCTGATTTCCTATTTAACTGGTATGCATGCCCAGCATATTTGTCTGAAAGCATATCAGGTTTAAATATCTCTGTTTGATCAGTTGTATTTTTTCCTAATAATTCTTCATTGGTCCTGCCCCACATAACAATATCGTAAGGTGTTCTTTTTACTTGCTCAATAAAGTTAGTTAGTCTGCCTGTAAGAATATATTCAGTCATTCTTTCGCTAAACGTAGCATCATCTTCCAGTATTAAACAGTTAGCATGTTCTGAGTTTATGAAAGCAGTATACGCTAACCTGTGGGAAAGGGCACAGCCTATAATATTTTTGGTTAGTAGTCCATTGCAGTCTATAAATATAGGGTTTAATGTACCCTCTTTTATAAGTTCTTGTTGGCTTTTTAAATCACTTCCTGCAATACATTCTATAAACTGATAGTTGGTAATATTAAACTTATTGAAAAAGTCTAATATTTTAGCTTTCCTTTCAGTGTATGCAGGGAGATTTAATACGTAGATTATATCAACTCCGAAATCCATAACTTAATTTAATTTAAACGTCTAATAAACTTGAACTAGGTACTAAATTTTGCAGTTCTCCTTTTAAATGCGTGTAACAATGCTGGTAAATATTAGTTAAGTTATCCATCTGTATACGGTTAACGTCAAGTACAGATTCACTAATATATGTCCATTCCGAACTAGATACCCATCTAGTTTCTTCTACTTCATTTCCATCATCATCAAAATCTATATAGGTTTGACTTGAAGAAGTGAATATTTCCTCCCAATGTTCTCTAACAACTTGTTCTGTAGACCCTGTTAAAGGGAAAGAAATAAGTTCAGGTAAGTTTAAAGAACCTGTGATAGATCCAGATTCGTATTCTAGGTTATACATTGGAACACATGCTACATTTACTAAGTCATCTTGGTAGTAGTACTTTTTAGATTTAAGAGCATCGCTTGATGATAGAAATACTACAGGGTTGTACTCTACTTCACCTAACCATGGCTTTACTTTATAAAATTCTATCCTAATGTAGGCTGTTTCTGTATTACCCCAATCTGTTTTTAATGTTCCTTTTAATTGTATTGCCATTTTGTTTTACTTTAATATAATATAAGCTAAATTTATTTATTCTCCAACTTTTTTATTCTATCTTCTAATTTATCGATAGTTTCTTGCTGTTCTTTCATACCTTCTATTAACAAAGCAACTATTTTTTGGTAGTTTACTGCTTTGTATCCGTTTTCTCTAGTTTGAACTATTTCCGGTAAGACTCCCTCTATCTCTTGAGCTATAATACCGATATCTTTACTCCCTTTCTCGTAAGTGTCTTGTTTATCATTCCAATTAAAATAATAACCAGAGAGTTTATTAATTTTAACTAGGGGATTATTAATTTTTACTAGATTATCTTTAAATCTTTTATCAGATGAGTAGAATGCTATTACATCACCTTTTACTCTTAAATTACCAGAGTGATCTAACCACATACTAGTCTTAGAACCTACTGCATAGGAATCGGTTGTAGCAAAATACATTTTAGTACCGTAGGAACCATCTGATCTTACATATATACCTGCTTGAGCATTTGATCCATTAGCGGTATCACTAGCTCCAAATGTTATTGCATTACCAAAATGATCAGTAGCAACTCCTGGATCTAAGTGTATAGTACCAACCGCTGTTCCTGGTTGTGTAGTATTCCAGTTAGCAGAATCTCCTGATATGTAAAGACCAGTTCCAGGTGAAGAGGTACCGATACCTACGTTACCGCCAGTAAAAGTAAAATTACCTCCTGAACCACCGTGCTGATTTGCACGAAAGGCCATTGACGCGTACGAATTTAAATAAGCAGTAGAAGCGTTATCGTATACTGAAAAAGTAGGACCTGAATTTCCAGTTCTTTTACCTTGTAAGAAGTATAAATCATTTGATGTTCCTTCTACACTTATTCCTGCTCCTGCATTTATAAATAATTCCCCTGATAAAGAATATGTTGATCCAGCAGAAAGTGGTAAATAAGGCCCTTGTGATCCTCCACCACTATCTGATTTAGGTAATTTAATCAATACCCACACAGCAGAACTAAAGTCTTGTCCACCTTGCATATTGTTTGTTTCAGTAGGATATTCATCAAAAAATCCATTTATTCCATCATCATTACCAAAACCTGCATGTTCAAAACTATCTTGTCCACTATAAGTTCTTGTAGCAGATACAGTAATCTTAGCATCTGCAGCACCCTCCCAATTGAAAGCGTTTGCAGTAGCTGTTGTATATGCCGATGATGGATTTGTAACATTACCATCAGACATACCTACTGAGGTTTGCGATGGGTTAATCCATCTTCCGAATCCATCGTAACTACCATTTATATTCCATCCAAATTTATTATTACCCGAATGATTAGGTCCAACTGATGCCATTCCGCTATCAGCCCCTCCAGAAAAGAAATGTTTCCATAGTCTACCTGCTGGTACTCCGTATATAAAATCTATAGTTCGTGTATCCCTCCATTTAGTAAAGTCTGTTGCACCCATAATTCTAACCTCTGTAGGATAGCTATTCCCAAAATCTGCAGAGAACTGTGTGGTTTCACTTTGGGATGTAGACGTACTTAATCCGGATACAGAACTCCAAGTACCCTGTATTTCATTCATAGCGTTACTAGCGAATCTACCGACTAAAACCCATTCACCGTAATTATCTGTAATTACTCTACATTTTTGTAATCCTCCGTTAGGAGTTTTTATTAATCTAATTTCTGAAGTGTATTTACCAAAGTTAGTTGGTGTTGCCGAAGTAGATAATTCTTGAGATGGTGCAGATGAATTTCTACCAAAATAAGCATTACCATTTGCCAATACTCTAAATCCAGCATTATTGCTGCCTCCAAAAATAGAAGAAACTCTCAACACTTGTTGGGTGCCGCTTGAATTAGTTTCTATATGTGCTCCAATACCTGAAGTGCTGGTATTGTAGAAGTATCCCATCCATTGAGAAGAGTTTTGACTAACTTGAAGTAACCCATCTGCAGGGTTAGTAACTCCTATACCAACATTTCCTTCTGATGATATTGTCATTCTAGTAGCGAATGAACTATCTTGAGTTTGAAACTGTAAGGAACCTTTATTATCAGCGTTATCTCTATATCCTGCAACTGTAGCAAAAGTATCACCGTTATTACTAAAGATCATTTCTCCAACAGGACCATCTGTTCCGTTTGTCCTTTTTCCGTCTAATTCTAACGTAGCAGTTGAGGTATCTGTATCATGATTTTCGATTGATAGTTGGAAAGAAGGATCAGTTGTACCTATACCTACCTTACCGTCTCTATCTATTCTAACTTTTTCTGTTGGTGCGCTACCTCCTGTTTGTGTCATAAAGGTTAAAGCTGAACCTCCGTTACCGTTAGCTAACTGATGCACAGAATTTATTCTTGTTTCAACAAAATCAGTATTTGCTCCTGACCAGTATCTACCGTTCATTACAATAGAGTTTTGTACATCTCCAGCATCGGTTAAAGCTCCATCACGATTTCTTAGACGTAAAATTGTACCTCCTGAATCAGATCTTAATTCGACTAAATTAGCAGGACTAGTAGTACCTATACCTACCTTACCTGATTGTAAGATAGATAATGGTGTTTTTATATCTGTATCTGCATGAAATTTAAAATCGATTCTTTTAGGGACACTATTACCTCCGTTTACTCCTATTATTTCAGAGTACCTAGGGTTAGAGCTACCAGGATTGAATAAATTATAACCTTGGAACCTTATTGATGAACCTGAATTATCTGCGTCGGCATATTGGTGATTAGTTAATACTAAAAGATCACTAATTCCTGATGCAGTACCTTTACTTATGTTTAATTTACCATCAGGTTCGTCTGTACCTATTCCGATTTCTCCTTGATTAAATACTAATACATCTGAATAAACAGTACCTGCATTTTTTTGATCGAATACATACCTAACATTACCAGAGGTTACTGTTTCTGATAATTGTAAGTTATAATTATTGGCGCCGGGGTGATCATAACTCCATTGTTGGTATACACTTGATGCTTCGTTTGATATTTCTAGACCTGCTAGTGGTTCTGATACCCCTATACCAATCTTTCCGCCGTCTATTAAATACATTCTACCGCTACCTGAGTTAGTACCGAGAACTAATGATCCTGTACTTGCAGAAGATATACCAAAATCACCATTTGTTAGACCGTTAATAGCCCAATCTCCTGAACCCATATAACCCAATGTTGTTGAATCTTCTTGAAATCTTATGGCTGGATGATCTCCGCTTCTTTTGATTTGTAGAATACCATTTACTTCAAGCTTCTCATTAGGGTCAGTTGTACCTATACCTATAAACCCGTTTGGATTAATAACAAAATCTGCAGTTGCTCCAGAAGGTTCTGCTCCTGCGACACCTAGCACCATTGAGGCCATACCAGTATCGCTTCTAAGTATAGCAAATTTATTTGCCAAAAAGCCATTTGTCAAAGCAAATCTACGAGCACTACCGGTATAGTTAGTATTAGAGTTAAACTCTAAAAATCCATAAGATCCGTAAAAATTACCTGTTGATGAATCTTCTATTCCATGTCCTGAAATTAAAGTAATGTTAGGGTCTCCGGGGTAGTTGTTACCATTCCTTCCTAATTGAACACTTCCTTCTACACCTAACCTTTTAGAAGGGTTGTCGCTTCCAATACCAAGCTTACCTCCAATTGTAACATTTGCAACGTTATTAGGATTAGCTCCTAAATTTCCGTTAGTATTTTTAAATCTATACCAGGTATTTGCAACTCCTGATCCTGGTGTAGAGGTTTGTGTAAATATAAATTCAGGAGTACCTGAGTTGTACCCAGTGTAAGACATTTTAATAGAATCGTAAGCTGAATTATCTCCTAAATTGGATAAAAACATACCTGAGGATCCACCTGCTATATGAAGTTTTGCATTAGGGGAAGTCGTACCAATACCGAGGTTACCATCATTGTCAATAGTAACACGTGTTTGGGAATGCCTATAGTCTCGAATTCCAAAGTGCCCTTCTCCACCTTCTCGTAGAGTAAAGCCCCATCTATTTAGAGAAGGATTCAAGTTGGAAGCAGCAGTAAAAGCAATAGGAGAACTAGAGACTACTTGAATTGCTCCATCACTATAGCTATTTACGTTCGATGAGGTTGCTACCTCAAGCTTAGCATTAGGAGTAGTTGTTCCGATACCAACAAATCTTGAGTTGGTATTGTAAATGTCTGTTCCATTTTCAGCCCAATAAGTACCACTTCCTCCGCCACTTGCGCCTCCTGGTATTTTAATTAACACCCATACAGCAGAACTAAAGTCTGATCCACCTTGCATATTGTTTGTTTCAGAAGGATACTCATCAAAAAACCCTTCAATACCATCATCATTACCGAAACCTGATGTAACATTTGTATCTTGTCCACAAAAAGTCCTTGTGGCATGCACAGCAAATTTTGCATCACTATTTGTTTCCCAATTAAAAGCATTAACGGTTGCTGTAGTATATGCTGCTGGAGGGTTTAACACTGGGTTTGTTGTATCAGACATTCTTATACTAACTAAGTCTGGATTTGTCCATCTACCAAAGCCATCGTAGGCGCCATTAACAGTCCATCCATATTTAACAGTATCAACTATTCCCATGGTTGTAGTATCGCCATTACTAAAGAAATGTTTCCATTTTCTACCTGCAGGAACTTTATAGACAAAATCAATAGTTCTTGTGTTTCTCCAATTGTTAAAATCAGTAGCACCCATTATCCTTACTTCATCCGGAAAACAATCACCAAAATCGGCAGAGAACTCTGTGGTTTCACTTTGAGATGTTCCTGTGCTTAAACCACTAACAGAGCTCCAAACACTTTGAACAGTAGTCTTAGCATTAGCAGCAAATCTACCTACCTGAATCCATTCTCCATACTCATCAGTTATAACTCTATATGGTTTTAATCCTCCGTTTGGAGTATCTATTAATACTACCTTAGAGTCAAATATTGCACCTTTAATTTGATTAGGTCCATTTTTTTCTGCATCTTGAAAGTTTATACCTTTATCTGTAGATGTAAGTATTTGACCGGCAGCTCCTTTATTGCCGTCGTTGTCAATAATGTACTTAGTTGAATATGTTTTTCCTGTACCCATTTTTTAATATGTATTTCTTACTATGTTAACCCATTCGTATGTGGATGCGCCTGTTTGCATACACATATCTGCGTAGCTTGCGTCTTCTTCTGTTACTTCTATTACTGATACGTTGTCTATAGATAAAGTAACAGCACTTACATCACCTGCAAGATATAAAAGTGAATTCGAACTTGCGTTTGTAACCTCTATAATATCAGTGTAAGTTCCATTTGCAGTTCTAGTAGTGCCTGCTGTATATCCTCCTAAAATTATTCGGAATATGCCTGATATGTAATTAGATATTGTATAAGTTACTTTATATGTTTTATTTACTGAAATTGAAATTGTTTGAGTTAAATCACCTCCAGCTGAGGCTCCGTTGCCTTTTCCCCCACTAATAGTCCAACCAGTTCCTTTAGTCCAATCGCTATCAGTATCAAAACCACCATTAGTAACTAACTCTTCTCCATCAACCTCTACATATTCTGTATCAGTTCTATATCGCATTGTACCTACTTTATCTGCTGAAGCTGTGGCTGTATCATTAGCCATTTGTATACCACCAGTAACTTGTAGTTTTGAGACAGGACTAGTAGTACCTATACCTACGTTACCTGCATTTCCAGTTGCGTTACTTCCACCTCTAATTGTCATAGCAGTTTCACCTCCTGGTTGGAAATATATTCTATTTAAATCATTTGGTGAATCGTAATTAGTTGTGATATATAATTGATTATCACCATTTTGAGTATATTTAATACTAGCGTTTTGAGTAGCGCCGCTATTATGTTCAAATAGTATTTCAGCGCCACCACCGGGAGTTTGTTTTTTAACTAGTATATGCGGTTCTGAATTTGAAGTACTATTAACTTCTAGTTTACTACTAGGACTAGTCGTCCCGATACCTACGTTTCCACCGCTAGGATTTAATAATAAATTTCTTAAAGTTCCACCTTCTGCAGATTGAATCCAACTATAGCTATTTTCTACAACTCCTAAAAGTAATTTAGATCCTCCAGTCGTATTAGTCACAGAAATTATTTCATTTCCATCCGCAGGTGTAGCGCTAGTGCCCTTAACCTCTAGTTTTGCTTGAGGGTCAGTAACCCCAATTCCTACGTTGCCTAACTGTGTGAGTATCATGGTTGTTTCATCAACAGATGTTGAATTTCTAGTGCTTCTTAAAAAAGCTAAATCAGAACCAAAAGGCTCGTTTGCGGCAGTTGCGGGAGCTGTTACCATAGCTATATCCCACTTGTATATATCTAAGTTGTTAACTCCTGTTTGACTAGTCTTAAAAGTTAAAGCGGATCTTTTAGTACCTACAGCTTGAGTGTTAACTGCGTTCCAACCTAATGTTATATCGTAGTTGCTACCGTCATCTAATCCACCAACTTGTAAAGCTGTACCAGGATTAGTAGTTCCTATTCCTACTTTTCCAGAAGTATCTATTACAAACCTATCATTTGTACCAACTCTACTGTAGTCAGATATTTTAAATTTATTACTATCGCTTCTGTCTGTTCCTATGCTCCAGTCATTTCCGTCTGTATTAAATATAACGTAACAGTCATCAGTTGTATTATCACCTATTCTAATAGATGTAGGATTTGCGGGATTATCTATTTGAAGCCTATCTGTATTGCCAGATGGGTCAACACCTATACCAACGTTTCCAGAACCATTAATAGTTTGTCTAACAACGCCATTCGTAGCAAATTCTAAATTATAATTACCTTGAACTGCTAAAATACCAGCATAAGCAGTATTGCCGGTTGCAAAAGAATCTACTGTAGCACCGTTTCGTGATAAATAAAAACTTTGACCATTATTTTGTAAATCTAAAGAAAGATATCCAGTACTACCCAGCATTCTAATTCTACCGTTGTTATTATGTATATCTATATCGTATGTAGGAGCAGTTGTCGTTCCAATACCTATTTTGCCTAAAAAATTGGCATCTCCTGCACCTGAGATTGTAAGTCTTTTAGAAGGGTTTCCTGATGTTCCGGTATAAAACTCCATATCATCACCGTTCCATCCATCAAAATATATACCACTACTTGGTAATGCAGAATTGTCATAAACAACATTACCAGAATTATTTACTCTTGAATTTGCTCCTATATATAATCCCGCTCCACTTTGATCTACTGTAGATAAACCTGAACTAGCAGATGCACCGGTAAATGCTATTTTAAAATTATTAGATTCTTCTCCTGGAAGTACTATATTACCTGAAAAGATTGAATTACCGGAACTATTTATTTTAAATTTTTCTGAGCCGTTTATTAAAAATCTATGATAACCACCTGTGTTATACCCCATATAACCGTAAGTACCACCACCAAAAATCTTATAATTAGCATCAGCAGTCCCAAAAAATAAGTTACCTTCATTTGATGCAGCTTTTAAGTATACATTACCTGCAAAAGTTGCGTTACCACTTTCTTCAATTTTAAAAAGTTCAGTACCGCTACCAGAAGAACTATCTTTATACCAAGCAAAATATCTATTAGTATCATCATTGTCTGTGTCAATATTAAATGTCATTAACTCTTTAGCATTAATATGACCAGATGCTGTATCTGCTTTACCTATCTCTAAAGTTCCACCTTCAATAATTACAGCACCTGCAAACGTTGCGTTACCAGAGGTGCTTAACGTTCCTATATTTGATAAATCATATACTGCTTCATTACCACTAGTGTTTCTTGTAGCAAGACTTAAAAACCCATCAGCAGCTTTGTTCATTACTTCAACACTAGACCTTAAGTACAACAAACCAAAAGCTTGAACATAGCCAGAGCTAACAAAGTTGCCACCAATATTTAAATTATTAGTTAAATCCCAAGTGTCATCTGCATCATCAAATATTAAACTTGCTTGTGTAACACCATCACCTCTATAAACAGAGATACCAGATGTAGCTGCTGTCGCAGTATCTGGTGTTCCTTGTGTGGTATTAAGCTGTAGTATATTATCTTCAACTTCTACGGTTGTAGTGTTTAATGTAGTGGTTGTACCATTAACAATTAGGTTACCCCCAACTGTTACATCACCTGAAAAAGTTGTGTTACCTGCACCATCTACTTGAATGTCCCATCTACTATCGGTATCATTATATAAACCAAAATAATTCGCAGTATTGCTAAACATGAAGTCATCTCCACCGCCATTGAAAACTAATCTTGGAATATTATCTGCTGCATTTAATGTTAAATAACCACCTGTAGAAACTGCTCCAGCAAAAGTAGCGTTTTTATTAGGACTTAAAGTTAAAGTTAAATTTTCATTAGTTGTTCCATTTGCATCAGATGTATAAAACCTCATTTCTTGGTTATAACCGCCTGTATTTGCTGTTCTTATACTACCCAACCAATCTCCGTCATTAGATGATACACCCCTAACTAATACAGACTCTGCGTTAGTTGTATTTGTGCCTTGTATATATAAAGTATCTGTAAGTTTTTTAGTCGACCCAGCTGTTAGTGGCAAATAACTTCCTAATGTACTAGGAGCAACTGCTCCAATATCGGATAATATTTCTGCTCCTGTTCTATATTTAATTATACCTGAGTCTGATACTAAAAACTTATCAGTGTCAGATGTTGCGTTTGTTATAGTATTTAATGTAAGTCCTGTTGATTGTAATGTAGCGGCTAAAGATGCTTGCAAGGCGCCTGCATAGAACTTAATTGAAGATCTACCATAAATACTTAGTCTGTCTTGATCACTAAAGCTATTCCAATTGCCTTCAGTTATACCAAGTGGTGCTGCTGTAGTAGTATCCCCAAAGTGTATTTCACCACCTTGAGCCATTCTAATTCTTTTTATAGCACCTGTAGTATATGTACCTAATTCAGTTGTGTTATTAGAAGCTCCAATTAAGTTGCCTCCAATTGATACATTTCCTGCAAAAGTTGCGTTTCCATTATGAGCAATAGATAATTTTGTGCTAAAAACTGTATTAGCATCGTTTACAGTTCTAATATCAAACGATTCATACCCTGTTGCACCAATCGCTCTAATGTCCCATTTCTTTTTATCGGTGGTACTACCTGACCCATTGTCATGTAATCTTATAAAAGGATCATCATTTTCTAAATTAATACTTCCTTTGCCTGCTACTCCTTGTGCTGTAAAGTATACTGCTCCTGAAAAGGTTGAATCTGCACCTCCAGATTGCGTAAATGCAGCATCTACATATGTGCTTCCGTTTAAATAAGTTGTGCCGTTGTTATAAAAGTCATATGAACCATGAACAGCACTACTCTTTACGGCAAATTTGCCAGTAGCATTACCCGACGCCATTGCAACATTTCCTGTAATAACTGTATTTCCGCTATTTCCGCTTATAGTTAATCTTGCAGTTTCGTTTGTACCTAATACTAAATCTCTAATGGAGCTATCATGGTAAATATACATAGCAGTTGCATCTAAAGCAACAGCACCGGTATACCCAGAGCCTTTTACTTTTAATTGACCTGGTGCGCCAATTGCCATAGTTGTATTTGAAGAATCTCCTAAAACTACATTACCTGCAAAAGTTGAGTTTTGGGAAGCGTCTAATTCAAGTGCCTCTGTTCCAACTGTAAAAAATTTCATTGTTGAGCCAAGTGATTCAGCTCTTAATTCTACATTATCTCTATCTGAAGCATTTAATAATAGCTTAGCTCTTACTGTGCCAGCATCTGTTAAATATATATTATCTTCTGCTGCGACAGAGCCTGCAAAAGTTGCATTACCAGATTGATCTATTAAAAGTTTTTGTGCAAAACCTGTTGTGTATAAACGAAAACCATCTGCTGATCCTCCTATGTACATACCTCCAGCATTTCCACCTGTTCTAAATAATCCTATCTGAGCACTAGAATTTGTTAAGGTAATTCTAGGGTAGTTATTAGTATCGTTTGTTATAAAAGTACCAGTGTTCCCTGTAGCAATGGAATTTGTGTTTCCATTTACTGTTATATTACCTGCAAAAGTTGCGTTATTCCCACTAATTGCTATTGGAGCATCTGTTAGTGAATTAGCAGCTGACCACATTACTACATCATTAGTTGTTCCAGATCCATTTACTCCTCCAGCGGTAGCTATTGATGCTAATGAACTAGATACTGATCCCCAACCATCTATTGTAATATCGTCACTATCTATATCTCCTGATACTTGTAATTTAGATCCAGGATTAGAAGTACCGATCCCAACGTTACCAGCTGAATTAATACGCATTCTTTCTGAAGCTGCAATTGATGTATCAGTCCCGTCTGTATTGTTAGTTTTAAAAACTATATCTCCCCTATACCAAGTTGATGAATTTGTTACAAAATCAATAGATTGCATAACTGATAAGTTATTGCTATACCCTCTGGCTTGGCCTATAATTCTTGATAATGTTAAGCCTGCAACACCATCTGCATTAGTATTTGTTAGTACTATATTTTGCTGACCACCATATAAGTGCAAGTCCCCAACAGGGCTAGTGGTTCCAATCCCGATGTCGCCGTTTGAGGTTATACGTAGTCTTTCTGAACCACCTGTAGAAAATCCTAATGTGTCTGATGATGCTCTAAATATTCCAGTATTATCATCTCCGTTGAATATTAAACTTGGAGAAGATGCTGTTCCTACAGAGTCTATGGATACAAAGGAAGTACCGGCTCTTAAGACTGTTCCAACTCCACCTGATTGTACTTCTAAAGGGTATATAGGGTTGGATGTACCTATACCTACGTTACCGTTACTCTTAATACGCATCCTTTCAGTACTACCTACATTCCATCTAATATCTCCAGCTAGTGTTTCATTAACTTGCCCTGAGCTATCCCAATAGTATTGAACTTTGTTAGTCCCGTTAGCTTTAAGAAAGATACCCCCGGTTAAATCATTTCTGGTAGAATTTATACTAAGTGATGTGGTATTTGCTGATAAAGTAGAGGGTCCTGTTGTTCCTATTCCTACATTTCCAGCATTAGAAATTGTTAATGCAAGATTACCGTCTGTTAAGTTTTGCCAGTATGTATTGCCATTATCCGAATGAAAGCCCCATTTTTTGGCAGAAACTCCAGTTCGTTGATACGCTATAGATACAGTAGATGTACCATTGACCTCTAATGGGTAATTTGGAGTATCTATACCAATACCTACATTACCAGATGACATATCCATAACAAGTACACTGTCTGTAGCATCTGTTCCATAGCTTCTAAACTTTATATCTCTAGCTGCGGATGCTGTTGCTCTTTGAGTAGAGGATAGTATTAGAAAGTTGTTAGTACTATCATCAGTGATTTGAAATGCGTGTTCACTATCTGTTCCTATTCTGGTATTACCTACAACATCGAGATGAGTGCTAGGGTTTATCGTTCCAATACCGACGTTACCGCTAGGTTTTACTACAAATCTTTTATTAGCAAATCCGTTAGTAGAGATAAACACATCATCTGCGCCTTCTGTTACTAATCCAAGGTATCCACTTTCAGCTCTTATACCTAAAGAAGTACTGTAGGTTAAACCGTAATTTTTAAAATCAAATGTTCCGACACCTGTGTTTATGTTTAATTTATCTGTAGGAATAGTCGTCCCGATACCGACGTTACCGCTAGAAGTAATTCGCATTCTTTCAGACCCTGCTGTAGTGGTATTATTTGCTGCAGTAAAAAACCTTAATAAAGTAGCGGCGTTTTCAACGGTTGATCCTCCTCCGATGTGTAACGTAGTGTCAGTAGAAAAGCTATTCATAAACATAAACGTAGCGGGTTGCTCCGTTATATCATAATGCTCACCTCTAATTCTATTTGTTTTATTAGTATTAGCCGTTTTATTATCACTTATTCTTAAATATCC